TAAATGTCTCTGGTTTTGATATTTTTATTTCATTAATACCTGCTAATTGTTTTAATCTATTAATTTCCATTATAATAACGATAATTCTTTATTTAATTCTTGATATTGAAATAATGTTATAATATAATCATCTTTCATTTTTTTAGATTCAAGAATAGGATCAATCATTTTTATTGTTTCTTCAGTTTTTATTCTAGTTACTTGATCTTGTATTTTAGAAATATTTTCTTTTAATGTTTTTTTAACATTTATAAATTTTCTATCTATAATTGATTTAAGTTTTACTTGATCAGCATTATTAGTAATATATTCTCTCAATACTTCTCTTTGTTCTTTATCTAAATCGGAATATTTTTTATTAAAATTCTCAACCATCAACTTATATACTAAAAATCTTTCTCCTTTTTCCATTTTAGATAATTCATTATATACAGGAGAATCTTGAGTAATTTTATTCTCTGTTAAATAATCAATTAAATTTAATTTAGAACTAATTAAAAATTGAGGATTAACATTTTTAACATTATTTGATTCTAATAATGTATAAATAGAAGCTAAAGATTTATAATTATGAATAGATGTTTTAAAAAATTCTTCTATATCATAATTTTCTTTAATTTCTCTAATTAAATTATATTTTTCTTTATTAAGTTGTTTTTGATCTAATCGTTTATATAAATCATTAATAGTATTTAAAACAGATTCTGCTTTAGATTCATTAAGTTGATTAGATTGAATAATGGTTTGATATAATTTATTCTCTTTAGCTAATTCAGTTTTAGTAAAATACTTTTTAATAAGACCAATAGCTTTTGGATCTTTATTAGTTAAAGATTCATTAGTAAGTTGTCTTACTAACATTTCAAATATTATACCAGTATTTCTGTATTTTAAATGCTTCACGTTATATATTTTATTTTATTTTATTATTTTTAAATATCCACTTAAAATTACCTGCTGTTTTATATTTTCCATTACATACAGATGATATATTACCTCCATCAATACCAAGTGATTTAGTAATTTCAGTAATACTAGGCCATTCTTTAATAAAATTACCTTCTAAATCATATTGAAATACTGGTTTAGATTTAATTTTTGATAATTTTTCACTAAACATATTATTTTGCGGTTTACCTATTTTTGATAATTTAATTTTGAGTTTGGTTTCTTCAGAATGTTTTATACCTTTACGAGCTAAACTTATTTTATCTTTATGTTCTTGACTTTTCTTAACCCCTTTTTTTGAACCAGCATTATTTTTTAAATAACTATAATCTTTACCTTGATGTGACATTTTAATCTTCAATTTAGTAGCATCGGATTTAGGTTTACTTTTTTTAAGTCTAGTTTCTTCACTATCTTTTCTACCAAATTGACCTTCTCCACCATCAGTAAAATTAAGTAATGGACCTAAACCTAAATCTTTTCTTCCATATAATAATATGAATTCTTTTTCTTTTTTACAAGCTTCTTCCCAGGTTATATCATCTAACATTATTTCAACTTCATATTTAATCCCTTTAAATACTATATCTTTCCAAGATAATGATCTTCCTTTCTTATTATTAGCTCTAATATATCTTCCATTAGAATCACTCCCTATACCTATATAAAAAGGAGTATTATTATCTAATCTTATATGTCTATATAAATATGCCATTTCAGTTTTATTTATAAATATTATTTAAGATCGTCTTCATTAAGAATATTTCCCTCATTTAATAATTCGCTTTGATTAAATAGTTTAGTTTTTCTCATATTTCTAAACATATCTTGATTTTTTAAATAAGTTACTTGAGTATTTTCCAAAACCAATGCTCCTTTTTTTATTTGAGGATTTAATGAATCTCCATCTGTATTATCTTTTTTCATTTGATATGAACCCATTCTATCTTTTCCTAAAGCACTATCTTGTGTATTATAAATAGATACTTTTTCTTGAGGTCTTCCTAAATGAGGTTTAGGTAATGAAGAATCGTTTGGATCATAACCTTGAGGAACACCTGAATTGCCTGGGTATCTATCTCCACTACTTAATGATTTAAGTGTTGATGGAGTACCATAAATTTCTCCAGTTTCAGCTGGATCATTCCCTTCCGATTCTATTTGTGACCATCTGAATTTGCGTTTTTTGTCCTCAGAAATTAAATCTCTATATTCTTCATATTGGTTCTCTGAGAAATGGAATATATTATCATATACCCAATCAGATGGAACTATATTATTTTCAATTAATGAAGTTGCTAAATCTGTTTTTTCTTTTAATAAAGCTATTCTTTCTTGATCGTAAATTATAGATGGAGTAGTTAATGATAATTCAAAATTAGTTAATGATTCTCCATCATAACCTTGAGAATATAAATGAACTAATGCTATTTTTGTTAATTCAGATATTATTATTCTTTGTAATCTTTCTACAGTACGAGCAAAACGAATATCTTCTGCTGCCAAAGTTGATTTTCCTGAAAGATCAGCCTCATATCCAAAATAAGCTTTTGGTACTTTAAGTGCTGCAAATAATTTATCTCTAAGATAGTTAATATCCTCAATTGCTGTATAATCTAAACCTTTTGTAGTTTCAATTCTTGTTGTTTGATCACCTCCTCTAACAGGAATGTAAAAATCTTCAAGAATATTTTGGATGTTATATTTTAAATTATATTCACCTGTTTTTGGATCAACATATGGAGTTTTTTTCATTTTGTTGATCGTTTTTTGCATATAATTTTCTACCTCATTAGGTGGAATATTTCCAACATTAACAAAAAATGTACGTTTTTCCGGTGCTCTAACAATACGATGTATTAACATCGCATCTTCCATTAATGTTAATTGTTTAAATATTTTACGTGCCGGTTCTAAGTAAGAACGACCATAAGGAAGATAATTATAATCAGATAACAATCTAAAATGAGCAATTTCATAGTTTTCAAATGTCATTTCTTTATTATTACCACCATTTAGTAATTGGAAATGACCTAATGGAGATTGTGTTGAAGCAAAAGTTGGATCATATTTGAATTTTACTTCGGAAGGATTTTGTGGGTTTTCTCCTTCTATTCTAATCATTGTATATGATGAAAAAGGAATAACATTATACACCCCAAATTTTTCAGATATTTCTAATTTAAGATAAAAATCTCCATACTTACACATATTACGTGTCCAAGACCATAAATTAAATTCTATATTTAAAATATCATAAAATAAATTATATAATATTTTTTGTATAGTTTCATCTGAACTTTGTATTTGTAATACTTCACCAAAATCATTTCGTAATGAAACTTCATCTGATAAAATATCTAAAGTAGATGCTATAATAGAGTCAGTATCCATAGCTTCATAATCAGTATATAACATGATTCTTGAAGTTGGAAGTTGATTCATTGTGTTGTAAGCATTTCTTCCTGAGGTAGTATAAATTCTATTATATCTATCAAATAATGAATTGGTTTCTAAAGCACCATTTGATTGGATTTTAGAAGTGTCAACTACTTTAAGTTGATTTCCTCCAACATTATGTATTACAACATCACTTGAAAATAACTTTTGTATTTTATCGAAAAAATTTGTATTTTGTTTAATTGGATTTTCTTCCATTATATATTTTATTATTTTAAATTAATTTTGTTCATCCCAATCTTCAATTCTTTCATCTAAATCATTATAAACTTCTTGATTAGGTTTTAATTTATATTTAATTAAAGCATTTTTATATAAACGATATGGGTTTCCTTTTAAATAACCATCCAATAATTCATCTAATCCTACTTCAAAATCAACCATATATCCATCTTCTTTAGAATAAATGACTAAATCTAAAACACCTTTAGGATATTCACCCCAAAATATTTTATCTCCGTCATCTTCCCAGATTTTTTCTAAAATACGTACTTTTACTTCTGTATTTCTTCTATCAGCAGTATAAGCCGTTATAATATTTGGATTATTTATTTTTATCTCTTGAATACCAGCTAGTTGCTGTAATCGTTTTACTTCATTCATTTATTTAAATTTTTTTAAAGTAACCATGATAAATCTTCAAAAGATCCATCTCCCATAGGCATAGCGTATGGATTTTGATTAAAATTATTATTACTATATACCCCTGCGGAATAATTTACTGTTTGAATATTACCTAAAGATGCTCTAGATAATTCCATACTTGTTTTTTGGTAATGTAATGAAGTTTCTCTAAGAAACAAACCAATTCCCAAAGAAGTTATTAAATCATCATTAGTTCCCGATTGCGCTTGAGGTTTTCCGTTTTTCCAAATAAATGTTTTTAATTCATCTATTGTTCTTTGAGATTGTATTTCAATAGCTCGTTCACTAACATATGATATTAATTTAGATACAACTAATGGTCTTGTTTTTAATGACATTGTAAAACCAGGAGTCATATCAGTACCTTCACTGTATTTATATAAATATTCATCAAGATTATTATTTGTATAATCTATTTTAGGAGAGTAATAAATATTTGGATAATTTTTTTCAATTAATCTTCCTAATACTTCCCATCCATAAGAGTTACTCTCAACTACAACTAAAGCATTATTATATTCTAATCCAATTAGGTATAACATTTGAGAAAAATCTTTAGGTGATATTTGATGTTTAAATTCTGCTACTTGCCTTGAATTTTCAATATCAATAACATGAAATGTGGAATAATCGCTACCATCACCTCTAGCAACGTCAGCTACTATCATATATGATTTAGAATAATCAGCATATTCCCAAATCCAAAATGTTCCATCAACCCCCCTCCTTTCAATTGGATCTTTTACATATGTTTCTTTATACCAATTTAAAATTTCTACTTCAATAACAGATTCACCAGAAGTAATAAAATCTGCGTCACAATTATGTACTATACCATATTCTGTTACATAAGTATGGGTATTTTCTACTTCTATATTAAATACCTCAATTTCTTCTTTAGAAGGTATTAATTGAAGTAGAGTTAAGGGGATTCCATCTTCTATAATAAATTTAGTAGTTTTTCTATTATTAACTACTGTATTATAATCTTTTATCCTTTCACTAAATATTTTTTCATTAGAATCTATTTTAGTATTACTGAATGTTAGTTGGGTATATTGATTGTTAACACTATTTTGAGTCTTTTTAATAGTTGTATTATATAAACCTAATAGGTTACTCATATATAAAGTATCATAAACTAACCTTTCAGATGTTAATCCTAGAGAACAATTATATTCTTTTTTTAACATTCCATCTCCAACCATTATACCATCTAATATACCTTTAATATTTTCTTTATTACTATTTTCCCATACAAAAGGACTAATATATTTATCTTGACAATACTTTCCTCCCTCAATACATAACTCAATAAATTTAAGAAATATTTGATTTTTTATATATAAATTAGCTCCCTTATCTCTTTTACTTAAATAATGAGAAAAAATTTCAATATTAAACTTATCATTTATATAATTCTGTAATAATAAAGGCCAAGAATGTTCTTCTGATTCTGTCTCTTTATTATATGAAAATGAAACTACATTTTTCCAATAACTACCTTCAGATAAAAAACACCCAATTATAAAACCAAGTTTATAATCAAATTCTATAAATCTATTAATATTTGATTTTTTGTTTATCCAAATAAAATTATCATCAT